AGCAGCATTCTGCTCCTTGATCGCCAAATTCCAAATCTTTGTAATGGCGGCATCTCCAGCATCCAGCTCACTGGGGTCAAAGCTCTGTGTGATGATCGGCTTTTTCATGCTGGTTCTGGTGGTACCCAAGATATCCTTTGCAGATTCCTCCTGCCAGTCATATTCCATAGAGCTATCTGTGACGCGGGTTCCCAGAGGGCTCCACTCCGGGGTCGATTCTTCTCCGGTGTTCAGATAAGCAATCAGCAATTCTCGGTCTACAGTTTGACCAGCCGTCGTATTAAATTCCATATCAGGCATTGGTTTCTCTCCTTTCAAACGCCGACTTCATAAGTCAGGCGCATTAAAATTTGATAGTCTTCATAGCCGCTTTCAAGTGCGGCCAGCTTTGCGGCCTGTGTGGTAGGCTCCACTCTCAGTGCGCGGATTCCCTCTCCAAGCTCCGGTTTATTCGTTCTGGCCCAGTCTCCGAATCTGTTCAACAGCTCGACAGCTTCTAATCGTGCATCTATGCTGTCTCCCGGTTTGATTCGATAGAGCATTTCAAACTGATATTCCGCTTGATATCCGCCCAGAATGTATTTGCTTGTAATGTAAGTTCCCGGAATCGTGGAGAGAGTCATTCCTACCTCAGCGGGCTTTGCCATGTCCACATCTAAAAATTCATAGTTAATGATGGCAACAGGCTTGTCCGGAAAGGTATTGGCCCAAACCAGCATAGAGCGGGAAATTGTTTGAACCTCTTCCGCCGCAGCCAGCACCTTAGGCCGTTCTTTTTTATCAGAGATCATTCTTCACCGCCTTGTCTGCTACTCGCACCCACTTCTCAAGGTTTTCTGACCTACTAGCCTCGAACCAGTGGGATTGGGCCTTTGGATTTACAGAACGCTGTATGTTCAGGTCCATATCAGTTGGTTTCAGTTTTGCGCCCTTGCGGAATCTTATTACTTCCGTTCCATCTTCGCCCACAATGCGCATCGGCCCCTTTCCTGTAGCCGCATCCACCATAACTTTTCCGTAATAGAGGTAGCGGGCATAAGGGCCAGGGTAGACGATCGTCGATCCTCCTGTCCCAGGGCCGAGCCCTGCGTTACTGAATCCTTCTATTCTTGTTCTGGTATCTAGGCTCCCGGTTAACGCAGGAACATAAGGCCTCGTGTCTTCTCTGATTTGCAGCGCCACAGTATGCTCCGCTTTGGTGCAGCTCTCAGCCAGTTTTTCTTTGATGCTCTCTAACCCTTTGGTGTGTACCGTGAGTTTCAGCATTTCAAGCACCTCCCACTTGAAAGTGCGACATATCTCCGCCAAAATCCTTGAAGTCCACCTTACTCACATCGTAGACGTTATCATATGCCGCTTTGATGGTCTGCACCGTCCAATCTGGGTGTACGGCCTCCCCTTTGACGAAAAAGCAGTCGCGGCTTACAGAGAGCGTCCACAGGCCGGTTTTGTCGTCTGCATTCCAAAATTCTCTTGGTCCGACATACCGCTTCTTTCTGCCTGTTAAGCCATCCACAGCATCAACATTGACCGGGATATACAAGGTAACGGCGTCCGCCCCTTCCAGGCCGCTCTTGTTCACATTAACGCCCTTGGAGGCGTCCAGGAGTACACCACGCAGAACAGTGATGTGATTGACCAAAGTAGGCTCAAATTTGTTTTCCGGCAGCTCTATACTCTTCGTGTTATAGAGTGTAACAACATGTGGAAACATGCTCACGCGTAGTACCCCTTTGCTTTCAAAAGCCCAGTTCCAGCAAGATACATTTTCGCCGTCTCCATAAGAGCTCCTTGTGCACTTTCTGCCGCATTCAGCGCGTCTTTGGCGCTTGACCCCCCGGAACGATAGGTTTTGGACCAGCTTCCAACGGTTTGGCTTTGTAGTTCACCGGAATCTCCGACAGACGCAGATAAGCTTTTGCTTGCCGAGCTCCTTGCCGCGTCAATCGTCTGATAAGCTTCAGCGATTGCACAACACGCCATTTTTACTGCGTCAAGATCTGCGTGTTTTTCAGCTCTTCCTGCTGTGCAGTAGTCAATATAAGAACTTGCCCGAAGCGCGAGTCTCGGAAAATCAGATGGCTCAATAGATTTCCCGAAGTACACATACGAATAGAACTCGTAACTCGCATAAATCATAGCGCCGTCCTCCGGAGTACCGCTAAAATATCGGCCTTTTTCATGGAGCTGTTGACACCCCCCACGCCGTTCTCCACAGCATAATCAAGCATTTCTGCCCGAGTCATGCTGGAGAAGTCGGGCGTGGAGAGTGAAGCCGCGCTCAACAGCTCATTTAACCCCCCGAGGCAGCGTCTGGCTTTACAGCGGCCACAAACAGGCCGTTGGGGTCAGGAAGGACCGGGATAAACAATCCGGTGGCCTTCGTCCACACCGCTACAGGGTCAGGCGTCGCCCATTGGGTAATGGTGATGTACTGATCGGCGGACTTTTCGTTGTATTGTCCATACTCCGCCTCTTCTGGAGACACGCCCCACAAGCCAACACCCACCTGCGGAACTGCGGTGAAAGTGATCTTATCCTCCGGATAGAAGCGATGCGTCGTCTCCGTGCCGTCCGCCTTCTGAGTCTTATATCGCAGATCATAGGTTGTGATGGTTCCAAATCCGAAGAGCTGCGAAAACAAACCGCGTAGACGCTCGTTGGGAACATAGGTCCCCTGTCCAACAGAACCAAAGATCAGGGTCTGAATGCCCTTGTTGGTCGCTAACTTACGGACTACCTTGTTAGAGGTAATCGCCTCGTTGATGGTGTACCCCATCTCAGCGGCTTGGTCCACAATGGCTTGAATCTGACCAATGACATCAGCATCAGCGGACATGTCCAAATCGAAGGCCAGGTTTTCACTGGGAACTTTATAATCAACGGTCATCTTAAGGCGATTCTCATTGATGTTCATCTTGCCGGTGGCAAGCACATCCATCTTGGCAACTTCGGTTCGGACCTTGACTGCATCCGCCATCAGACGCATATCATCAAACACATAGCGCACGATAGCCTCATCGCCATACACGCCGGATTCAGTCAGGAGCCGCACGCGCTCGGTCTGATTGATCTTGCGCTTGATCAGCAGCTTTTCGACCTCCATCTTGTCAAAGGTAGGCCGGGAACCGATCTCCGCCTCTGTGTCAAAGGCGTGGACGGTAGCCATCACAGGCAGGGTAGCGCCATTGGCAAGCCGCATATATTCCGCCTTGAGGTTTTCGGTCTTCTGATCAGGGAAAAGCCGGTCGCCCAGGTATGCAGGACGGGCAACAGACAGATTCTGAGAGAAGTCCAGTCTTTCAGCATCGGAAATCAAAGTTAAAATATCAGCCATTTGTCAATCCTCCTTGTTAGACGCCTGCGGAAGTCCAGACGGGATAGAGCTTTGCATCCTTGGTCATCTTGACCGATGTAACCGCAGGCCCGCCGCTGGAGAGCGCCCATCCGGTTTGTGTATTGCTCGCTTTAGTCAGCGGATAATCGGTTGATACAGGAGCATAGCTGCCCTCCTGGTATTCATGGGTATCAACCGGAGGCGTGCCTGTACCATCGTCCTTTTCATAGGTCAGGCAATATCCCCTGGTAACTTCGGGCGCATCCACAAACACAATCCCAGCCGCTTTCAGCGGTGTCTCGGCGGCGCTCTGGATATTCAGGCGTTCTTTCAGAACACGGCCAGCCAGCATGACGCTCCCTTCGTGGTCGCCGTGGGTGACATCCACATCGTCAAAAACGATACCCACGGCGCTCCCATCATTGGACGGGAACACAGTTCCGGCGGCAACGATTTTGTTTCCATACTCATCCGCCACGCCCATAGAAGCTGGAATCTGATAGGTTTTCAGGACAAGCCCAACCTCGCTTTCCAGGAAGTTCGGCCGAAAAGTGCCATTCACTCTGTAAAAATGAGACATTCGTTTCACTCCTTCGTAGTATTTTGGGTTGCGTACATTTGATTGAACTGCTTGGCGTACATGGCTCCTTTGCTCTCGTGAGCAGGAGGCCCGCCAGGGCCAACAGGCTTTGCAAACGACGGGGCAGGCTTGTCCCCCTGGAACGCAGCTGGGTCGCTGTCTTGCTGCGCCTTCAGGTAATCTTCAAACCCTTCCAGAGCCCCGTTTTTGAGCGTTAGGCGGTTGGCGGTAAGGTCCGCAACAAACGCCTTTTCCGCGGCTTTAGAACTGAACTTTACACCCTTGTCGGCAATCGCATGATTGACAGCATCTGCATAGTCACGATCTGCAATCTGCTTCTGATACTGCTCTGTCTCCGTGGTGTACTTGGTCTGCAGGTCAGCCAACTGCTGCTTGATGCCATCCACATCACCGGCAGATTTTTTTAACTTCTCAATATCCGCATCTCTCTGTGAAAGTTGTTCCTGAGACGTTTCAAGGTCCGCCTTTGCTGTATCTGCCGCCTTTTTGTATCGTTCAATGTCTTTCCCGTTGATCGCCAAAACCTTTGTCGCTTGTTCCTCTGTCAGTCCAATTTCAAGCAGTTCTTCTGTTTTCATGCGTTCTCCTTTGCGGCTAGGCTTTTTAGGTCGTTGCCGTGACCAACCGCCCCGCACTTTTAGGCTTGCGGATAGCCAAATTTAATTGAATCTCCCGTAGTTTAGCGACTTCGGGTCGGTCAAAAATGAAAGAGCCACCAACTACCGAGGAATTCTCGGTAACTGATGGCTCTTGGCTCACAGGCTCTTGGCTCTATGCGATATTTACTTCTATGTCGTGCTTACAGGCTTTACACCGAAATGGCATATGTTGTATTTTGGTATCTGTTCGGACTGGAAAAAGAGCTTTCCCGCAATGTGGGCAGCAGTACCACATTTTCCCCTTGATCTCTTTTATCACGTGCCGCCCTCCACAACATACCACTTGCACCTTTCGCAGACTTCGTTCGCCTTTTTCAAATCAAACGGCTCACGCAACCATTTCGCATCCATTTCATCTTCACGAACTTCCTGCACTTCTACACACTCGGTCCAAGTTGTCTCTCGTCCATAGAGCGGACAATCATGCCTCGAAATTGGACTTCTTGCCATTTTATTTCCCCTCCAAATAATCCCGATACTTCTTCCTTAGTTTTTCAGGAACAACCGTAACCACTTCTTTTTTCATATTCAGTATAACATATCCATTATCCGCAAGGAACTTCAAGGTTTCCCTATCTGTTTGATATAACGTCAGCCTGTGGCTATCAATGATCTCTTGTGCTGCCTCTAAGTTTAATGTTGCACGGTCTGGCTTCATATCGAGATTATCCCAAAAGTGCTGCTTTGCGCCTGATATAATTGGCCTATCTGCCTCTACAACGTACTGGCGATCCGAAAACTTCTCTTTGATTAAAATCTTTCCGTCATATTCTTTTATCGCAGAAAACTTTTCGACGTCAGTTATTGAAGATTGGTATGTAACTTGCATCCTTTCCCGCTGCAATGGCAAACCTGCAGCTTCGCTAAAATCTCTGTATTCCTTGTTCAGACGCCGGATGCGGGCTGTCACCGTCTGGGCGTCCTCTTCAAGCCCTGCCGCCTTATATGCAGTCTGTTCCCGCTTCAGCTTTCGGATGGTCCGCTCGATCTGGCGTTGCTTTTGTGTAGCTTCATAAGCTGTATAACGTTTGCCCTCAAACTCCACATCATGCCCGTCGTCAATGTGTTCCAGTTCTTTGTCGGTATACGTCCGCTCCATCACGCCGTCTACAAAAGCGGTCCTGATATGACGGCAGTTGGCTCCCTCTAAACCATCCACATAGCCAAGTCCGCATACTTCATAGATACTTGGGTATTTGTCTCCGGTTCTAACAGAATACACCTGGCCCTGCCACGCTTTATGGTTCTGCCATCCAGTACCTTGATCTCGTGCCCCGATGTGGGCTGATACTTCAAAATATGGCGTTTCTAAGTATTCCGCACTCTGCTCCGTGTATTTGGCACAGAGCTGGGAGACGCCCGTCATCACTGCTCGGCGGGCTGCTACGTCGATTTGGTCTCGGTGTCCGCTCTCATAAGCCACGATCTTGATGCCGCTGTCTGCAAGCTGCTTAACAGTATTTCTAATAGCTTGGTTATAGCTGACTGCTCCGCTCATAACCTGCATCTCCGCGTTATCCAGCGCCCATTGATAAGCACGGGCTGGTGTCAGCATCGTCCGCCCACTGTCCACCAGAAAGCCCATGGATCGGGTCAGGTTGCTGACCTCTCTCTGTGCCTGCGCCGTAATCGCGGCAATATCCATAGCGCTTACCAATGTCTCAGGAGCCGTCATCCCCGCAAGGTCTATGACCTCTTTGTAATACCGCTGGTTACGTTCCACCACGTCCTCCAGCAGTCTATTGAGCCGTTGCTCGCTGATATTGGCCGTTCGCTGGATGGCCCTCTCTATCTCTTTTAGGCCAATTCCATGTGACCGCAGAGCCCGGATATCCTGCACCGTGACCTCATTCAGTTCTCCGGCCAGTTTCAGACGAGAGCATATTTCATCAAGGAGCGTCTCTTCCAGGCTTCGGAACAACTCCGCTAATTCTTCCGGAAGCGCATCCAAAACTTCTGGAGAAAACGGGTATCTCATTCAATCTCATTCTCTCCTTCGTTCGTCATGTCCTCCATTTTCGGCAGCATTTTCTTGGCTGTGGCCTCGTCCTCTCCATACCATTTTGCCCGGTATTCCCAATCATTCATCACGCCCATGGAAACATCCTGCCGGTCGTTAGCCCGCTCCTTTTCCTTTGCGTCAGCGTCATCAAGAACGCTGTCTCCCCAAGAATAGGTGACTTCATAGCCTCCAGCAGGCGCCAGATTGTACAGTGTAGCATACACGTCCATGGCATAGATCAGGCTGTCAAAGGTATGCTGTAACGCTTTTTGAATGCTATCGATAGTGATAAACATCCGCTGTTTGCTGTTGCGAATCTCTGTCGCCGTCTTTTCAACACTTTGTGGGTCTGACAGCGTGCCATAAGAGAGGCCAACCTGGAACTCAATTTGTTTCAGAATATTTTGTAGCCCTCGATAAAGCGGTTCGTCCCGAAAAGAGGGTTCAAACTGTTCAAAAAACTTGCCGTCCTTGGAGAACGGAGCAATCTCAAACAAGCGTTTGTCGAAGTCCCTTGCTACTGTTTCTGTAGCGTCCATAAATATCTTTCTCTGGCCGCTCTTGTACTCCCACCGGATCAAATCCCACTGCTCGTCCGCTCTTTGGATGAGGTCTACAGCGGCCCCTCCATATACGGACACACCGGTTTTATCGTCGGTGTCCACATTGTTTGACTGCGGGGGCTTAAAATAGGCAAAGAGCGGTCCTTCCAGGTTTTCTATCTTGACTTCTGGCGGGATATCCGCCCAATCCGGAACCTCATTCAAAGCGGCTGCAGGTCCCACGGAACCGCTGCTGTCGCTGCGGTATGCTTTGTTCTGGATGGTATATGTAGTACCCTCTAAGTTGTGGTATTCCAGCCGGACATAGTATTTATCATTGGCTTGTGCTTTTTCACGGAACACGCCTCCAACACAGGTACCAGAAGCATCAAATTTTGTGGGCTGAAACGCTGCCGCGCTAGTTCCGTCCACCAAAATACGGTTCCCATAAACATACGGTTTCAGCGCAATACCACCTGTTGCAAGCCCAAGCTCAAGCTGCTGTAGGAACCTTTCTTGCGCTGCTTGAAACTGCTCGTTGTGATAGTCCGCCCTGGCACTGCCCGCGATGCTTACTGTGAGTTCCGCCAGCGTCGGGCGGGCAATCTCTCTACAGATCGCTGCTGGCAGGCCCATCGGAACCACAGGAGGAACCGCCCAGGGCGGTCGGTTGACATACATAGCAAACCACAGGTTGATGTTCCGCTCCATTGTCTGTCCCGTGGCAGGCTTAACGCCAAACTCCCGCTGAGTCACCGCCTGCGGAAATATGAAGTTTTTCAAGCGGCCCAACCAGCCGACAAAAACACTCATGTGATCTCTCTCCACATAATGGTGTTACAAAAATAGCGCATCTGGTCCATTGAGTGATCTGACTCTTTAATGACTTTGTCTTCCCCGGCATCTCCATCCCACATGTAGGATTGAAATTCCTGGAACGTATTCTCGCAGCTCTCGTGAAACTTGATCCGTCCGGTTTGCAGTAAAGTTGCCGTCAGCCGGATTCCATCCAAAACAGAATTGTCTGCATCCCACACGGCAAATTTTCCATGCCGATGTATACATTCCTTGAAACTTGCCGCAGAAGGGTCAACGATCACACGTTCGATCTTCTTTCCATCCGCAAAATTCTCCAGGTCCTGATAATATTCTTCATCGGTCTTTTGTTTTTTCTTCGCCCGACCATCGTAATAATACTCCTTCAGCATGACAGCCTCCCCGCGATAAACGCGCCACAGCCCCATCGCCGTTGGATTCATTGTACCGTAGTCGATAGCGATATAGTATAATCCAGGTCCATCAGGGTTTCCGCGAATAACATGCTTGTCCATGCTGAACATAGGGTAGACAAGTCCCTCTGCCAGCGCCCATTCTCCTAATATGTACCGATCATAAAATACCGTTCCGGCGTACTCTCTTTTTAAATCGTCAACAAATTTTTTTGGCAAAAACGGGTTATCATCAATGGTATATGTCTGGCTGAATATATCCGCATCACTATCAAGAAACTGTTTTAGCCAGTGTCCGGGATATTGCGGATTGAAGGTACCATCAAAGCAAGAATACTCTTTATCTAGGCGGCTTTTCAGAAGTTCAAATACCTCTTCGCTCCAGTCGGCTACCTCATCCCCATAGCAGTATTTGATGGATGCGCCACGAATTTTTGATACTTGGGAAACCTTCTCAGCTCCCAGGCAATAGCATTTCTCTCCAAACAACCATGCTGTGTTGTCACTGGAAATTGAGCCAACCAGCGTGTCTCCATATAGGTTCCGCATCGGCTCCAACACATTTCGTTCAATCGTTGATTTTGTAACCCCAAGAATAATTGTCAGCCCATCTTTCCCGACGCGATCTCGGATGCGAATTGGAATCATCCACCGAAAATCAAGATAAGTCTTTCCGCTTCTGGTTGCGCCACCTTTGAAATTCCACCGCCTATTGGCGTTCAGAACAAATTCATGTTGTTTCGGACTTAACAGCATCTTTGAACTCCTTTAACAGCCCATCCAATTTGTTTAAGCTGTCGTTTCCGCTTGCCGTGTTCTTTGTGGCTTTATCAACGATGATCCCGAAGGAAGTCGCAATTTGAGACAAACCAGCATCATCTATCTTTTCAGGGTCCGTCAGTGCATTAAGATGAAGGTCTATTGCCTCTTGCATCTTCTCTTTACGGGAATCCATAAAGGCAAGCATATCCAATGTATTCTGTTTCTTTTTTTGTTGCGCTTTTTGGAAGAATCCTTCGCAATTCAGCACAATGCGTTTTACCGTGTCCTTTGATACACCATTCATCTTTGCCGTGGCGTTATAACTCTCGGTTTCCAGATAATCAGCCACTATTTTCTTTTTCTGGCGATCTGTCAGCCGTGTAGCCATAACACCACCTTCCTGTCAACTATTCTTATAGTTCCATATTGGGGTAAACTTTTTCCCACACGTTTACATGGTAAGTATTGACTTCGCCATAATTGGCGTCAAAAATCTTTTTCACTCCGTAGCCCTGTCGTTGGCTTTCAAGTTTGAGCTTCCGCCAGTCAAAAACCTTATATGATACTCCATTCAGATGTGCTACTCGTTTGATGGAATACCATTCCTTGCTCCTATCCAGCTCTGTCTCCAGCGCCTTTCTCTTATCCTGTTCGTCTCTCAGCGCAGTAAGCAGTTTGATGCCAAACTCCGGAGAGTTTATCATCTTATCGATCGTGTCCGAGGTCATGTAAGCACCGTGCTTGCGAATGCTGGGTAATACCTCACTCGTCACCCAGCGCTTGAACTTCTTGGCCCCGGGAAGCTTGCTGGAAAGGACGAGGGAATACAGGCCGCTCTCGTTGATAAGTACAATCGGTGTCCCGTTGACGCTGAACGTTTCGTTCACCGTCTTATCCTCATCATCAACGTGGTCACGGATTGCCTTTTGTGGGTTCGTGTAACCCAGTGCTAATGCCACATCCTTACCAACCAGCAATGGCTCCCCGTCCAATCCCACAGTACGAATCTCCCCAAACTCAGGGTTGTTAAAAATCATCAAGTCGTTCATGGATATACCGCCTTTCTGAATTTTCGTTTCCACCATTTATGTTGACCCAGGGAAGAGGAGTAAGGTGGCACCTCCCTTTTCGGCCCGTCGGCCTATCCCCGGTATTCAACCATTTTTCGAGAGACGGCGGGAGATTACCCCGCCATGCGTTTCCTCCCATTATCCCCGCCCCCGTCTCGCGCAACTGCGGGGCGGCATATATAGCCGGTCGTACCGGCTATCTCGCGGGTTTGGTCAGGCTGTCCGCCGGCCTCAGGCCCAGTTCAAGAGTGATGGGCTCAATCTCTGGCGCTTTATTCTGGTGCAGACGTAAGCGTTCCCAAGCCCTGCACCGCTCCAGCACTAAAGCGGCTGGGTTGCCTGTTTGAGCGGGTGAGGATTTGCACCTCACATGGCCTAATCAGTCGAGACGGGTGCAAGCACCCGTATGGCCTTACTCGGTAATCGTCTACTCTTGCCCGCCCCGCACAGGAGGCATTTATGGGTTTTACCACCCGCCGTAGGGTGTCTATTCCGCCACCGCTCAATGGTATGTAATCCGCTATGCGGTATCACATCACAATTACTATACGAATCTTCGTCAGCCGTCCTGTTACAATCCGGCCTTGTCCTAAGACAGCCGGAACCACACCTACATCCGTCAGCCTCACAGGGGTAGGCCAGTTTCATCGTATAGCAATCACGGTACATCTCAACCCCTCCGCTGGTGTCGTCAGTCGGAACCGTTTTTCTTTATAGGGCCGGGGTCAGCCAAAAATAATTTTTTTCAAAATAATGATTGACAAACATCTTTCTTTGTATTATATTCTAATTACAGTAATCGTTACTATTATTTATTAAATAACGGTTCTTAGTTAGTTATGAAAGGGGGATTCCCATTGGCAGCTTTAAAATATAGTAGACAACGAGAATCCATCAAGCATTACCTTATGACAACCAAAGAGCATCCGACCGCCGACACAGTTTATA